ATGACAGAAAATAGTACACAAGAAGTCGTCAAAGACCTCGAAGAATATAAATTTGGATTTCACGATAATGCAGAACTTGAATTCACAACAGGTTTAGGTTTGACCGAAGAAGTTATTCGCGAAATTTCTGAAACAAAAAATGAACCTGAGTGGATGTTAGAGTTTCGTCTGAAATCTTTTGAAGCTTTTAAAAAATTGGACATGCCAAAATGGGGCCCAGATCTTTCTGGTATTGATTTTAATGATATTGTTTATTATCAAAAACCATCAGCAAAAGCTGCGCGTTCTTGGGAAGACGTTCCTCAAGAAATCAAAGACACGTTTGAAAAAATTGGTATTCCAGAAGCTGAACGTTCATATTTGGCAGGAGCTTCTGCTCAATATGAATCAGAAGTTGTTTATCATAATATGAAAGATGAATTTGAAAAATTAGGAATTATTTTCACTGACACTGATTCAGGATTACGTGACTATCCAGAAATTTTCAAAAAATATTTCAGCAAACTCGTTCCACCAACGGATAACAAATTGGCAGCCTTAAATTCTGCCGTTTGGTCTGGTGGGTCATTTGTCTATGTTCCTAAAGGAGTCAAATGTGAGATTCCGATTCAAGCCTATTTCCGTATTAACAACGAAAAATCAGGACAGTTTGAGCGGACATTGATTATTGTTGAAGAAGGGGCGTCTATTCAGTACGTTGAAGGATGTACTGCACCAACTTACTCTGCAAGTTCACTTCATGCAGCAGTGGTTGAAATCTTTGTTGAAGAGGGTGGTTATATGCGCTACTCTACTATTCAAAACTGGTCAGATAACGTCTATAATCTGGTTACCAAACGTGCTGCTGCAGAAAAAAATGCGACGGTTGAATGGATTGACGGAAACTTAGGGTCAAAAGTATCCATGAAATACCCAGCCGTTCATTTGAATGGACCAGGAGCGCGTGGAACAATGCTTTCAATCGCTTTTGCTGGAGCAAACCAAAATCAAGACACAGGTGCTAAAATGATTCATAACGCACCAAATACTTCAAGTTCAATCATTTCTAAGTCTATTGCCAAAAATGGTGGAGCAGTCAATTACCGTGGACAAGTTACTTTTGGAAAAAATTCTAAAAAATCTGCTTCTCATATTGAATGTGACACAATTTTAATGGATGATTTATCAAAATCAGATACCGTACCATTCAATGAAATTCATAATTCACAAGTCGCCTTGGAACACGAGGCGAAAGTGTCAAAAATTTCAGAAGAACAACTCTATTATTTGATGAGTCGTGGACTTACAGAAAAAGAAGCAACTGACATGATTGTCATGGGCTTCATTGAACCCTTTACCAAAGAATTGCCAATGGAATACGCTGTTGAATTAAATCGCTTGATTTCTTATTCAATGGAGGGTTCTATCGGGTAAAATGATAAAGTATTGTTATGTCAACATTTTATGATTGTTTTTTTGTGAAAAACAATTCCAAAGGGGCACTAAAGGGGCAGATATTAATAAGTTAATTAATTAGTGATATATACTGATTAATTGACCACTGTGTTTGTGCCCCCCTAAAAGTTAATTATGCCCCTTGCAAATAAAAAGTGCCCCTTGTAATTGAGAGGCATTTTTTTATTTAATCTCATTTAGTTTTTTAACAATATCAATCTTAACATATTTTGTGACGTGTGAGTAAATGCTAAGAGTTGTCTTATAGTCGGTGTGCCCCACTCGATCCATTGCAGCGCTTAGAGGTATTCCAAGTTCTGCCAATAAAGCAATGTGAGAATGCCTAAAAATATGGGATGTAATATGCTTTGTTATTCCAACTTTTTCTGCAGCTCTCCTCACAACTACATTGAGAGTATCTAAGTCAACCGCAGCACCATTAACAGTAAAGAAAATATAGTTATCTTTATTAAAATCATTACCTTTCAAAGAACGATGAAGTTCTAATAACTCAAGTTGTTCTTGGATTATATTTTTAATGTTTTCTGAGATTGTTATTGTTCTGTAAGAGAACTCAGTCTTCGGAGTGGTTTTTATTTTCAACGCCCTGTCATAAGTGCCGTTAATTGTTACTGTCCCATTTTCCAAATCTATTTCATGAATTGTAAGAGCAGCTGTTTCACCATAACGAGCCCCAGTATATGCCATAAATTCTACAAAATTGGCAATATGCTCAACTCTTGAAGTTATTCTCAGAACAGAAAGAATTTTTTTAATATCACTTAATTCAAGATAACTATCTCGTTTTTCCTGAACTTCATTAAAAGTTTTTGTTTTTTTGGGAGCTTTTACAAAACTGGCTTCATTTACTTCAAGATAACCCATCCTAACTCCGAAATCTAGAATGGAGTGGAATCTTTTCTTGAAACCATTGTAGTAGCTATAGGCATAACCCTCGTCCATCATCTCGTTTACTAAATCTTGAATTAACCGGCGATTCACATTTCTAGCTTTTGCATTTTTACCGATTTTCTCTAATATACGATTATCATTTGCTGTTGTTCCACGAAGTGATGAGGCTTTGACCGTTGGAGACCAGTTCTTATAATATTCATCATATAAATCAACAAAAGTGATATCACTTCCTTCATTATGAGAAAGTATTTTATTTATTTTTTCAGTTAATTCTTTAAGTGCAATTTTTTGTGCTCGTGGTGTTTTTTTATCCAGGGTTACAGAAACCTTTTTTAATTTTTCCGTTAATGGGTCTCTATATCTTTCAAAATATTTGTATTTTCCATTTGGTAAATCTTCTATCCACATTTGATTTTTACTCACTTTCTTGCTAAAATTGAGTACAGTAAAAGACCTTCATTTGAAGTGTTTATACTGTACTAGATATTTAATCCACCCTCGTCCGACCAAAGATAGGGTGGATTTTTTTTATTGTACACTAGATGAAGATTGGGATGTACGTTCTTCATAAGTAGGAGCTTCACTCAATTCCGGTATATAGATTTCATAATCTGTATTAACACTTGCTTTGTGGTATCCCTTTGAATCCGCTTCTTTTTTCGTCATGTAGATATAAATGCTAGGGAGTTCTAAACCAGCTTTAATTTCAGAATAATACCGTCCATTAGTAGAGTTCACTAAAACATACCCTTCTGAAACCATGTGTTGAACAGCATGACTTGAATTTTCGTCATCATTTGTTTGATTTGACGACGATGAACTTGACGATGAACTTGACGATGAACTTATTGAAGAATGAGTTGTTGGTTTTTCAGGAACATAGTCTATTGCAGAATTTGAACTAATTGATGCTGGTGTTGCTGACGAAGATTCTGAAGTGGAAATAGGGTTATCGGCACTGCTTTTTGAAGCTACTATTTCATTTTTTTGCGTTGTAGACTGTTTTGCTTTTGAAGTAGATGATGAAGAAGTAGATTTTTTGATTTTTTTAGAACTAGACATAATTTTATTATTATTAAAATTATTTGTAGCTGTAGAATGACTACTATTGCTTAAATAAATGCCAGTTGATATTAAAAGCACTACTCCGATAATGATACCCCAAAACCAAATTTTTTTAAATATCGGTAATACCTTTTTCATATATTTTCTCCTATTATTTCTTAAACAAATCCCAAATTGAAAAAGTTGTTTTCTTATAAACTTTGTTGTAAACTGCTTTTTTCGGATTTTTAATCATCCCCACGCCCTTTTTTCCATAACCAGGAAGAAGGGCTTTTTTTACTTTACGTTTGTATTTGGCAGTTGTTCTCGCTTTAAAACTTTTTGTAAGGCTAGGTTTTCTCATTCCAAATTTCATAATATCTCCTTAATTTAAACAGTTCCGAATAACTGATGAAATTCTATTTCTGCCATATTATAGAAATTATGGCTTAGATGATAACGATCCAGAAATTGATAAATATTAACAGATTCAATCACATCAAAATAGCTAATATAATCTACAATGTATTCATGCATTTCTTGCTTATTAATACTGACTTTTAATTCATCTTCAAATATTTCAGTGATAGCTTCATGCATCTCTAAATATTCTTTTTTGATGATTGATTCAGCTAGTTCAAATGGTGATTCTGTTATATCTACAAACACATTAAAATATTCGTAGCTTCCCCCGTTAGCCTCAAATATTTCCCAAAGAAGAAGAACAGCTTCACGATTTGCTCTAACTTCTTGAGGATTTGTTGTATCATTCTCAGAACCTCTGCAGATATCTTTATTGATAACGTGGGAAAGCTCATGCGCAATTTTAAAAGCAGATATTTTGGTTGGATTATAAATCATCAACTTTCTTTTGATATTAACCATAGCATTTTTAGGAAAGCAATCATCACAAGTAATATGAATATTGTATTTTTCCATTTCTAAAAGAAGGTACTCTATCAATTCCTGTTTATTCATAGAGACCTCCGATTAGTCTGTTAGCTTATCGCCATATATTGCAAATAGCATTTTCTTCACATCATCACTGATAGGTTCACCATCAAAAGAAACCCACTCATTCCAGTCTATTCTGGGGTCATCCCAAGAGGTAGGCTTTTTCTCGCTGATCAATTTTTTCAAGTCAACTGGTTCATTAGTTGTTTTTGATTCTTCACGTCCAAGAAGATAATCAACAGAGACATTAAAATAATCAGCAACTTTTGTTAGTTTATCGGCACCAGGATTAGAAGTTTTCCAGCGTTTTAGCGAAGCATTAGCGAAGCCGAGTTCTTCTTCAAGCCTACTAATTGAAACTTTTCTTTGAGCTGCAAGCTCTTTTATTTTTTCATATAAATCCACTTGTATCAACCTTTCAGAGGGTACAAGAAAAATAAATTAGATTAAAAGACCGAAAATAGTTGACAAACACGGTATAATAATCTATAATGATTCTTGTAAAGGAAATTTGTTATTTTTTCAAACCAAACCTAAACTAATACTAAAGCAAACAGCTCCCCAGCAAGTTTCAAAAGTATTTTTTAGGCTCTTTAAACATGCCTTAATTATAGATTATTTAACCGTACATGTCAAGAGGAAATAGATTAAAAAACAAAAAATCCTTTGTGTTTTGTTTGAAATTAGTTTGAGAAAGGAGATAATATGACCGAAATTGCATTACAAAAGTATCGTGCAGCTATCGAAAAGTATAGAAAAAAAACAGGAATTTCAATTAAAACTATGGCTTTTGCGCTTGATGGAGTAAGTGAACAACAACTCCGGAATGCTTTGAATAAGAACGATGGTGGCCCAAAATCTGTTGAAATTTTAGCTAAACTTACAGATGCTTTCCCAATGGATTTAGTATAGAGAGGAATTTAATATGCCATACGCAAAAATAACCTATCTACCTGTAGAAAATGCAGAAGATGCAGAATGGTGTGACAAAAAACACCTTATGGAAGTCTGGCAAGGCTTATCAAAAGGCACATTAACAGCCTGGCTTACTGAAATGAGAGATCGACCTGAATTTAAAAAAGGTGTACTCAATCCAACTCACGGACTTGTATTTATCAATAAAGAAGTATTTAAAGAGTTTGTAGAGTGGAAAGAAGCAACTCGTTATAAGAGTTACAAAAAATAGGAGAAAACATGCTCAAAATTAAACTTTTAAATAAATCTGACCAACAGTGGTTAGAGGGTCGCAAAGATGTTGAAGCACAATTGGAGATTTATAGTTCAATCCTCAACGCAAATGACCGTGTTCGAGCTATGAAACAACCACGAGCACAGCCCAGTGAATCACTTGTTCATTATGCAAAAGAACAATCGCTTGGAATGTGGTTAGAAGAATCACCATTCTTTGCAGAAATGAAAAAAGCCCGCACTGGTAATGCGAGCTGGTAGAAAATTTTCCCAAAATTCTACCTCAATTGTAACAGATTGGAGGAAATATGGCTAATAATATTGTACCAAATCAAAAGCTAACACAACATGAGAGAATACTTCGCTGGTTTGATACTCATGCTTCATTGACAAGATGGGAAGCATTAACCTTTCTTGGAATTTGGGAAGCTCCAGCAAGAATTAGTGAGCTGAAAAAACAAGGGTATGATTTCCAAACGAAATTAGAGGGTGGAATCAGTGAGTCTGGCTATTCATTCCTGAGTGCTGTTTGGACATTAGAGAGATAGGTGGTTTATGGATGCTACAACTCAAGGAATATAAGTATTTTCTTAAAGATAATGAGTTAGGAAAAAATACTATAAAAAACTACCTAACCACACTTAGGCAGCTAGATGATTATATTGTTTCAAATGATTTTTCATTAGATAAAGAAACTTTGATTGAATTTAAGCAATACTTGAAAGATTTTCAATATAAATCTGGGAAAAATTATAAATTGAAAACAATCAATCAGAAACTTATTATTGTCAATGTTTATCTAAAGTGGTTAGAAACAGAAGGATATATTTCTGACAGATTATCAGTTAAGCTGTTGAAGAGCCAAACTAAGGAACATAGGGAATCAATAACTGAAGCTGATTATAAAAGATTGCTAAAAAATAGTACCACTGAAGAAATGCGACTTTTTATCTTAGTAATAGGTAATACAGGAATGCGAATTTCTGAGGTTTGTTCTTTTAAAGTGGAAGACCTCAATAAAAAAATAACAATAATAGAAAACAAAGGAAAGCAAAGAATTATCACAATTCCTCAATTTCTAAAAAAACAATTGAAAGCTTATGTTAAAAAAGCAAGTATTGAAGGAACAATTTTTTATAAGAATCAACGAACTTATCGAGTAAATTTGAAAAAAATTGCTGGTATTGCAAAAGTGAATAAAGAAAAAGTATATCCTCACTCAATCAGACATTACTTTGCTAAGTCGTTCTTGATGAACGGTGGAGATGCTACTGTTTTGCAGCAGTTACTTGGTCACGAGCAAATAGCAACTACCACAATTTATACGAAATTAAGTTCAAATGAACTGAGTGACCAGTTCAGCAAAATAAAAAATATTTAGTAAGGAACAAAAGTGGCTAAAAAAAGAATGTTTAATCAAGAAGTGGTTAGAAGTGATGAATTTTTAGATTTACCACAGTCAAGCCAGCTACTATATTTTCACTTTGGAATGATTGCAGATGATGATGGAATTGTCGCAAGTGTTGAACGTGAATTAAGATATCTTGGATTTGGGACTAGAGATGATTTAAAAATTCTGTTAGATAAGAGCTTTATAGATTTTACTACCGATGGAAAACTTGTCTTTATTATTCATTGGTTAAAAAATAATAATCTCAGAGTAGATCGTTATAGTCAAACAACTTTTAAAGAAGCTAGAAAAGAATTAGAAGCGAAAGGTTATCAATTCAAGAACAAAACTTTTGGTACGACAAGCGGTATACCAAAAGACACACAAGGCGCAGCCACAGATAAAGAGAAAGAAGAAGGTATAGATAAAGGTAAAGGTATAGAAGAAGATGTAGAAAGTGACACTGATTCTCTACTTTCTGATTATTTTAATACTTTTACTAACTTAGCTATTAAAAATAACAAGTTGCGTGAAGCTGTGAAAATTGAATTTATTAAACTACCAACATTCCAGAAGGAACAGGCGGTAACCGGGGCTAAAAACTATTCTGTGTGGTACAAACGAGAAAAAATTGATGATCCAACGGGTAAATTCTCTGTTAATGCTGTTAAGTTCATCAGTGGAGATAAAGAGACTTTTGATGATTTTCAAACATTACCAACCTCTGAACCACAAAATAGAAAAGCAGGTGGATATATTTGATTGATGAAGAAAAAGAAGCGATAGACCATTTTGCTAATTATGAAGTTGAAATCATAAAAGAAGGTGTTGGTGTATGTGGGGTTCATCATTGTAATTTATGGCAAGTTCAAAAAGAAGTTTTATCAATTGAGGGGAATTTTAAAGGTGGAGAAAAAAGAAATTATCAACCTCACTTTTGCCCTCAATGTCAAAATGAACACAAAGATAGAAGGCTTGTTGAGTATGGAGCATCACCAGAATATGGAACGGATGTGACTAAACCACAGGAAGTTGATTATTTTGAAAAGTTAAGATTACAAAAAGGGGTGGACCTTAGAAAAGATGTCATCGTTAAATATAATTACAGCGATGAACTAAGTGTGATTAACACAGATAATTTTGTCAAATGGATCATTGATAATTTAGGCCAAACTGTAAAAGTAAAAACAATACGGCCTGATAAATACACAGAGCAACGTAGAAATAGATTCATGAGCGATGAAGAAAAGCAAAAATTCTTAAAGCTAAAATTTGATATTGAAACTGCTGATATTCTTATTCTCAACTCACTTGCTGATTATGCGGAAAAAGATATTGATGATGTGAATGCTCTTCTATTGAGTACAAAAGATACATGTAGTCTTGTAATACTTTCAATCCCTGAAAGTGATTCTCGACTAGACCGGCTACCAATTCGTTTGAGAAACAGAATGAAAAAAGCCCAAATCATGAATATATCTAGTAAAGGAATTCAAAGATGACTATCTCAGAAATAATTAAAGATTGGGAATTGGCCCATTATCCACTTGGAAGAATTAAAAAGGAAAAACTAATGCTGAAAACAAATGATGAAATTATTTCTATTCTTGGTTCAATGGCAAGTTGGAAAAGCTTGAAAGGAATTGCTTATGTCAGTCCAATTGATTGAAAATGAATTCTGTGTTTCATGTTATCTATGTGGAAAGTATATCAAGGAATCTGAAATAATTCCTGATGAAACTTATCCAGCTTGTGATGAATGCGAAGCTAAATTAGAGTTTAAATAATTAATGAAAAGGAAAATATAAATGATTAAAGAATTAAAAAAAACAAGCGATATTGATGAAGCAAATCGCTTGTTGGAACAAGGTTGGGTGTTATTGGCAGAGAATATAAATGAATTTTTACTGGGTAAAAAATCAGAAACCAAACTCAGCAACTGATTCTTTATGGAGAATATCCTGCCATGTTTCAAGGTTAAATTTTTCATAAACAGATTTTTCAGCACCAACAGCAATCTGAACTTCACCAGTGATTCTAAGATTATGAAGATCCTCATAAGCTTTAGTATTTCCTGTTTGGATGATTGACCAACCATTTTTTAGTAGAGCATTAATTGCTTTTGTGTCAGTTAGTATTTCTACCTGATAAACATCTTCTAATTTCATGTTAAATCCTTTCATAAGTACGTTGCTAAATTTTAAACTATTAAAATTATAGCATAAAAAATGGGCTGATTTAATGAAAATAAAAGATAGCCTACAAAGGCTTTGAAATCAATGGTCTATAGGTAACATTTGAAGTTCCGAGTATACTATATATTTACCAATAGGAGCAATTCCGCAGTTCTCATTAATCCTAAGCGGATAGATTGAACTAAAGCAAATAGTTCAACTTTAAGTAAGACCATCTTGGGCGATGGTTCGTATTTAGTCAGCCTGAGCATGCTTTTAACTGCTCACCGCATTGCGGTTTAGTTTGAAATATATATCAAAAATATAAATTACGAGGTTCAAATATGGGGTACTACGATAAACGAAACGAAGCAAGAAGAATCAGTAAACTTGCAAGCGAGACAGTATCATCTGAACAAGAACGAAAAGAATTTGAAATGAATGCTAAGAGCAAATTTAACCAAGAAATGCAGGCCGAGTTTCACGAAAGAATTAAAAAATTAGGAGGAAAAAATGGTAGTAAAAGTCTTTGATGCTTATATTGAAGGCGAAAAAAAAGCAACTGGAACAATTGACGAGATAGCCGATTACTTTGATGTTTCCCGCAACTCCATATCCTTATGGATAAAGAATGGGAAAGACCCTAAAAAAGCTAACCCTAAATATAAGCACGCTATTTTGAATAAAGGAAAAACTAAAGAGCTTATGGAATAAAAGAAAAAAGAAGGACGTAAACTTCCCGCTTCTGTTTATGATTATTATGACAAAGGGGAATTCATAATGACAGGAACTGCTCGAGAAATTTCCCGATTTTTAAATATTAGCACAAATAACGTATATTCATATATCCAAGTTGGTAAGCACGCTTTTGATTACAGAAAAACAAGAAAACATGCGGTTTTAAATGAAGCAGAAACTAGAAAAAGATTCCCATTGCTTTCAATCTCATCAGAAGAAGAACTTATTGAAACAAAAGAAAAAGAACGTAGAAAACACGAAACAAAAGAAGAACGTAGATTGCGAAGAAATATCAGAGCGCAAATGGCAATCGAAAACTCAAGAAAAGAAGAATTAGGATTATAGGAGCAGGTAGATGAAACTAAGCGAATTTGAATCAGTCGGAGAAGTTGTTTTGGTTAAAGAACCAGCTTGGAGCACAGTACAGGCAAACCTCAACCAGTTTTGTGACTTAAAAGACGGAGATTTATTATACACAAAGAAAGTTGCTCAAGAGTACGCAAAAGCAAATTGTTGGGAGTTGATTAACTGGTATGTTGAAACTACTGGTGACGTTAACCACGCAGCAGAAATGAAAATATGGATGGATGATGAATTTGGAGGACACGAAAAATGACTAAAAATGATTATATTGAGAAAATCACTCAAAATTTAGAACATTTAACAAAAGACGAACTTAAAGATGTAAGTATTTTGACTACTGCTCAACTTGTAGTTCGTTCAAAATTTGCTGAAAGACAACAACTTGAACACGAAATAACAAATCTTACTCCCAAACTCCAACAGCAAGCCCTGCCAGTCGTGCCTGATTTCATCGGTAAGTTAATCAATACCTTTGGCGCCCCTGAAGATGGCAAGTATATTAACTATTCAGCAAGCTATCTTGAAAATCAAAAGGAATTAGATTGGATTGATAATCATCAAAAAACGTGGTTAACTGCTCTGCTCATTGGTTTCACGGTCGAAAAACCGCAGCTGTTCTATTTGAGAGATGAGTTAACCGGACAATTCCTTGCAAAGGATAATCAGTTTAAAAATGAGGATAGATACTTCTTTTGGACTGGAGCAGACCCACTTACGCATTCTATTGGCACTGCATGGAAGTTAACCTTCACCCAGCAAGAAATCGACAGCATGGAAACTGGGAGCTATGAACAGATTGAGGTGGCGGAATGAACGAGAAAAAATATGAAGTTGAATTTTTAAATAATGATGATGGAAGATTTTTACTTTTTGGAGGATTAGCCAATTATCATGAATGTTTTATAGAACAGGAAGAAAACAACGAAGGATATTGGCAACAATATTTCACTGAACAAGAAATTAAGTCAATTGATGAGCGTTACTGGCAGTTTGCTGTGCCTGTGGAGGACGGAGAATGAAAAGACAATTTGTAAAACTAAATAAAAATGCGACTATTCCAGAAAGAGCGACAGAACACAGCGCAGGTTATGATATTTCAGCAAGCGAAACCATTACGATTCAACCTGATGAAATTAAAATGGTAAGCACTGGGCTAGCTGTTCAACTTGGAGATGATGAAGTGTTGAAATTATACGACCGCTCAAGCAATCCAGTTAAGCGTGGCATTCAACTGATTAATTCAGTCGGAATTATTGATTCGGACTACTATCCTAACGAATTTAAAGGCTTATTTATGAATATCTCAAAAGAGCCTGTAACCATTTCTAAAGGTCAAAGAATAATGCAAGGGGTATTTGTTAAGTACCTTACAACTGACGATGACAACGCAAATGGAAAGCGTACAGGCGGTTTTGGCTCAACTGGGGATGGAAAAAATGAAGGGAGCGGCGATGAGTGATAAAAAATGTCCGAATTGTGATTATGAACTTGATTCATGGAATGACTGCGTTTCAGTTAATAATATTTTAGAATGTCCAGAATGTGAAGAACATTTTGAATTAAAGGCAGTTAGATTAAATAAACCCCAGCTCACGATTCCTAAAAGCATTGCGGATGAGTTGGAAAAATATGATTTTGAACTTACTAGTAAGGGTCTTATGTACAAAAATATGGGTGGTACGTTGGTAGAGTTTTCCAGAGTAACATATGATGAAATACCACAGTTAATTGTTCAAACTATTGCTGGTAATTATCGAATAGTATTCGCCTACCTAGCCGGCGAAGCCCTCGGAGTTGATTTAGTGAAAGTGGGGGAGGGATGACAGCGGAGGAAATCGTGCAGAACTACCAAATTAAGTTGATGAAAATTATATTCAAAGAAATTGATAGCCTGATGACAAAAAAAGAAAATGCAGATATTAACGCACATAAACTTGCTGAAAATGGGAACTCTGTCAGAACATCGGCGTATTGGAAATCAGTAGGGAATGCAGAATTTTATATTAAAGAGATTTACCAAAAATTGAGTGCTTTAGCAGAAATGGATAGGCTTTTCCATTGGTCTGATCGTTTACATCAAGAACAATTAAAATTTGTTAGTAAATATCCCAAAGTTATGGAAAAATACAGACAAACTAATATCGCTGGTCAATGAATGGTGGGGAGGGATTGAATGAAATCAAGCTGGAAGAAGCAAAGACAAGCAACTAAAAAACGGCAAATTAAGCTTCTAAGATGGCGAAATAATTTTGTCAGAAAATATGGATTTAAGAACGTTGCTGAATTAGGAATTAGAGTTAGTGAAGCTGTTAGAAAAATAGTTGAATCTTGCTACAACGCTCTAAAACAATTAACGAAAATGAGGACAACCAATGAAACTTTTGTGTAAGCTGTTCGGGCATAAGCCTGATTTTAATCCAGCGTATGATACTAGACCACATTGCATTAGATGTGATTGGCAAGATTTTGAGTTTGATAAATGGCTTCATAGACATAGCGCAAGATTAGAAGAAGAGTTAAATAAAATCAACCGCTCATACCTTGACGAGTCAGAGAACGTGTTCGGGGAGGAATGATGGCGGAATCAAAAAAACTTAATCAGATTTGTGATAATTGCAAAGGTAGATTTGACTTTTTGATGAGTAAGGATTATACGCAAAACCCACCTTATCCTCTTGGTCGTGAACTTTGTACTGCTTGTCTTATTAAAGAAAGAGAAAACAATGACAGAAGCTGAAAAATGGCTTGATAAACATATGGATTGAGGTGGGAAGTGGATAAAAAAATAAGAGATTACTTGACAAAATTTGTTATATTCTTAGCTGTTTTCATGACTGCTTCTAATATGATTAGTATGTTTTTTAAAAATGCAACAACTAGCGAATGGATTTTAACTATTGTTATTTCTTTAATCGCAGCATATCAAAATATGGATTGAGGTGGGAAGTGGATAGAATCGAAAGTATAACCTATGTTCCTATTGAAAAGAAAAATATAATTTTATCTAATCAAGAGATTTCTTACTCAGAATTTATAGAATTATTGAAACTTAATAATATAAATATGAGCAAAATAATGTTTTTGAAATTCATGAGAGATCGAAGGATAACTATAGATGAAAAAGGTAAATTTTATAACTTTCCTACAGCATTCTCAATTGAAATGGGAATAATGTTATTATCTTCGACAACAAAAGAGGATGTACAAAAATATATTCCTAAGATAACCATTGAAGGGCAAAAATATTTTATAGAGAAATTCCATTACATGATTGAGGATAAAATTCCGAATGATTTTAGTTGGTATATGAATAATGATATTCGAGGTAATCCAACTTTTGATTATTTTGGTAATCAAGGAACATCTAAAAGTAAAATATATGCGTTCAGAACTGGAAGTAGTAGTCGGATTAAATATATTGAAGACAATATGGATTGAACGCAAAAAAAGCCCAAGCTGACCAAGCTTGAGCTTCGCATGTAAAAAATAACACTTTTTCATTTTATTTTTGGTCATCAACATTATAGCACATATAACTATAATTCATACCAAAATAAAAATACCCGAACTGACCAGGTTCGAGCGCAAGAGTTAGTAAACAACTTAGTTCTATTATTATATTATGTTTATTATTTTGGTCAGCTATATTATATCACATACTGAGCTAGGAACTCGCTAAACTCAACTGGAGGAGAAATATGCCACAAGAAATTACTGTTGATTTTTCAGAACAAATTGTCGAAACCAAAATTAAAATTGAAAGACTTGAAAGCTTAATCCATTATGTTAAAAATCAGAAAAATGCTTTAGAACATTATAAAAAGAGTGATGTTCTTTTGACTGATAAAGTCGGATTAAATTTAAGTGGATTTACACAATGTTCTTTTAACGCTAGAGTTGGAACGCTCATCCCTTTGTTGGAGCAAAATATCGAAGATAATACGACTCTTATCCATGAGTTGGCTAAAGAACTTGGAATTGATATTAAGTAAACAAAAAAAGCCCAGTTTAGGGCATTCTTATATTATTCTGCAATTAAATCAGATATTTCAATTTGTCCTTCAGGATACTCAAATATATTTCCGTTCAGTACAAAGTTATTTTTACACTTAGGACAAGTAGCAGGATAGTCTGTGACGGTATATTGATATTCTGTTCCCATTGGTCTTTTATTATCATAATCTGATAAAAAATCATTGGTTGATAAGGGAATCGAAATGATATTTTTACAGCTTGGGCAAGAAGTAGAATGTTTGAAATTTACAGGCATATGTTTTCTCCGAATTCTTTTATAGGTAATAATATATTATTACAAAAAATAACAATTGTCAATTTGTTCTTATATCACATTTAGCAATATTCAAAGGATATAGCGTTAAATTCGTTGTAATGGAAAATAATTTAGATGATGTTATAAGTTTTGGGGAAAAATGCTTTCACATCAAAGATACTGGAACGGGCGAAGTAATATCTTTAAACGTGATGATTACCTTGTATTTTAGAAGAATAGATGAGTAAAAAAACAGTGTTTTAATAAAAATAAAAAAATACCTGTCAAACCTTTAGTGATAGAGGTTAACAGATATAAAGAGACTTTCCGATTATATTATATATTTACTAATAATAAGGGAGGTTAAAAAAACAAAATAAATAATAATTTTGAAAGGAGTAGAAATGCCAAAGATTGATAGACTGGATAGATTAATTCGTGATTATGTCAATGGAAATATTGATAAAAGAATTGAAGCTCGAATTGAACAATTAACTTATAAATCAAAGATTGATAATTTAGGAATCAGAACATCTTATAATGGAGATTCTGAACAATTACGTGCAGTATTATTAAAAGAACAAATCCAAGATGATGCATTAATAATACAACTCAAACATCAAAAATATCAAATCGAAGCATGGATTAATAGTAGCCAGTTTAATAACGCTCGTTCAATCTGTGAGGCTCGATGGTGTGATAATCTCTTTCAATGGGAGATAGAGCAAAAATATAATATGAGCAGAAGTAAAATTTATAAAGATTATCGAGAACTAAAAAATACAATAATGATGTGGTCAGGATTTGCTCCTTAAAAGTGCAAACATAAAGAACACAAAAAAAGAACATCACCTTATGTTTTTGATGATATACTTGTATTATATTATTTTGAAGAGAAAAAAAGACTGCCCTATCTGGTGGTCTTTTTTGTGTAAAGAAAGGAAATGCTTATGATTTCAAAAGTAAGAAAAACAATTACAGGAACAGAGTACTGGGATTCTGAAAATAAGAAAACTTTATTCGTTCCTGACGGTGAAGAGCTTAAGTTTGAAGTGGGCGAAGTAAAAGCTCAAGAGGTAGGACAAGGAGAGGTAGAAGGCGTTGAACTAGATAGCTTGACTATTCCTCAACTTAAAGAATATGCTGCTTCTATAGAAGTAGAGATTCCAAAAGAACTTACAAAGAAAAAAGAAATCCTTGAATTCTTGCAATGAAATATTGTGATTTCAACGGATGTGACAATAAGATAAACCAAGGTAAGTACTGTGAGGAGCATGTCAGATCTAAACGGCAACGCAAGAAGAAAGACATCTATCACCATGAGAACAAACCATTCTATCGAACGAAAGAATGGAAAGCAATGCGACAATTTATTTATGAAAAAAATAAAGGTTGTTGTCAACGTTGTGGTAGGTTCGTACATGGTAGACAGGCACATGTCCATCACATCATACCTATCAAGCAAGACAAGCTTCTTAAGCTTGAACCAAATAACTTAATGCTTTTATGTCCTAAATGCCATGTTATTGAAGAAAATGAAGATAAAGATAAAAAAGTCTTTCCGAATTATTTTTCTTGATAGCCCCCCTATCCAAAATAAAAAAATTTTTTTCGTTGGAGGATAGGGTAGATGGAGTCACAAATAAAGTTGCACAACTTTTAAAAAAAGAAAGGGGGTGTGAAATGGCAAAATTGTCGAAAAAGAAAAAGCTTGAAATCCTAGATATTGCAAGGGAAGAAGAGCGAGAAAGAATCATCAATATCTTAAAAGATGATGAGCTTTTTACACCTTCAATTTGTCCATTAATTGACAACTATTTGGATGCTTTTGTGATATATAAATCCATGTTTGATGAATGGAAAGCAAAAGGTTTTCCTGCTACAAAACAGCATAAGAACAAGGCTGGAGCAATTAATGAGATGAAGCATCCTCTTGCTCAATATGTCGAAACTTGGAACGACAAAAAAAACAAAATGCTTGATGCACTTGGATTGACTAATAAACGAAAAATTGCTCAAAAAGTGGAAGAAAACGATGGTAAAACGTCAAAAATTCAATCCATAAATGAATTACAGGCGCATCGTGATAAATGGAGGAATTCTGGGTGATCATTGAACCTGGGATAAATTATGCTGATCTATATGCCACAATGGTAATGCGTAATAAGTCCAAGTATCCCAAGTCAATTATTAAAGCAGTGAAGCGATATCGCAAGTGGAAAAAGCGTAAAGATATTTGGTTTGAAGTTGACCGAGCAAATGAAATGCTCGATTTTGTTCAATCATTCGTTAGGCACGTCAAAGGACCGCTTGCAGGTCAATTGATGGAACTCGAACTATGGGAAATGTTTGTTTTTTCAAATATGTATGGCTGGTATCATACCAATGAAAAAGGAAAAGATGTTCGTTTAGTTCGAGAATCTTACACACAAGTCCCTAAGAAAAATGGTAAAACAGCTATTGCAGCTGGTGCATTACTGTATGCCATGTATGGTGAGGGAGAACTTGGTGCAGACTGCTATACTGCTGCAACCGATTATGAACAAGCACAAAATGCTGCAGAACCCATTGCTCAAACTATCGAAAATGCTCCTGAGTTATCAAAAGATACTCAAATTTATAAAGGAGTGAATGGAACAATTAGCGGAGCATTATATCGCTATTCTATCAATGGCATTGTTTACCAAAATAAATTTAAAGTTTTAAGTAAAAATACTAAAGGACTTGAAGGAAAAAATCCATACTTTGTATTGAATGATGAGTTACATGCCCAAGAAAATATGGACATGTACGATAACTTGAAATCAGCTCAGATTTCTCGCGAACAACCAATGATGCTTAATGTTTCAACAGCAGGAAAAGGTTCATCATCAGTGGGAATGCGGGTCTATAAGTATGCAAAACAGGTATTAGACAATGATAATGATGATTCATTATTTGTTGCTATCTGGGAACCTAACAAAAATTTTGATTGGGAAGACCGGAAAGTTTGGGAGATGGTTAATCCCAATATCGGAGTCTCGGTTACACTTGAACAATTAGAAACAGAATTTAAAAAAGCCAAACAGTCAGCCCATTCTAAGGCTGAATTTTTATCTAAACATCTTAATTTATTTGTCAATAGTGCCGATAATTTCTTTGAACAAGAACAAGTAGAACATATTTTAGTTGACGATCTCGGAGATTTAACTGGTGAGACATGTTATCTTGGACTAGATTTATCAAGGACTACTGACTTAACTTGCGTTAGCATTAACTTTCCGACATTTAATGACGAAGGAAAAGCAATATTAAAAGTCAAACAAATGTATTTCATACCTATTGATAACATCGAGTTTAGAGAAAAAGAGGATAATGTTCCTTATCAGGATTTGGCTGAGAAAGGATTCGTTACTTTTTGTGATGGGAAGATGATTAATCAAGATCAGGTTCTTGATTATATTGTTGAATGTATGGATTTATATGATGTTCAACAATTGAATTATGACCCTGCTATGTCACAAAAATTGATTGAAAAGTGTGAGAATCTTGGAATAGAGTGTATCGCAGTTAATCAATATCCTACAGTAATGAACGCTCCTCTTGATGATGCTGAACGTATTATTTATGAAAAACGTTTATTTACTGATAATCCTCTTCTTGTTTATTGCGCTCTTAACGTAGTAGTTGTAACCAACATCAATGGGATGAAAGCTCCGTCGAAACGTCAGTCTAAAAAGAAGATTGATGGATTTGTGGCATTTTTAGTAGCCCATAAAGAAACAATGATGTTGCTTGATGATATTGATGAGGATGGAATTGATGATTTAATCAGCGATATTTATCGCTAAAGGAGGTGATGCTATGGGAGTTAGAGACATGTTTTCTAATTACCTTTACAAAAGAGCAGAAAAACGAGGCTGGGTACAAGATGCCTATAATCAATCGATTCGATACGGTGGTGTCTTTTCGAACGATGAGAACATTTTATCTTCAAGTGATGTTTACGAGTTACTTCAAGACATCAGCAATCAGATTGCCCTTGCAGATATTATTGTAGAAGATAGCAAAGGGAATGAAATTAAAAATCATCAGGCCCTTACAACTTTGAGGAACCCTAACAATTACCTGACAGGCTTTGAATTTATCAAATTGATGGCTAATAGCTATCTTTTAAATGGAGAAGTTTATCCTGTGCTGGATGGAGATCAGATTCATTTAGCTTCTAATGTTTATACAGAATTAGATGAAAGACTTGTTGAACATTTTAAAATTGGAGGTACGGAGATTCCACCATACATGATTAGGCACATTAAAAATATTGGTTCTAATCACTTGAAGGGTGTCGGGATTTTAGATATTGGGAAAGACACTTTAAATGGTGTTATGAGTGCTGAAAAGGTTCTGACGGACAAATACTCTAAAGGAGGATTACTTGCGTTCATGCTGAAACTGGATGCGCATATCAACCCTCAAAATGCTGCTCAGTCAAAATTTATTAAGGCTATTCTAGATCAATTAGAAGGAATTGATGATTCAAGGACAATAAAAATGATTCCTTTAGGGAAAGGGTATTCCATTGAGACATTGAAAAGTCCAATTGAAGATGAAAAAATCCTTGCCTATCTTAACGTTTATAAAAAGGATTTAGGAAAATTCCTAGGTGTAAACGTTGAGACTTACACTGCTTTATTGAAAAGTGACCTTGAAAAAGGAATGATGTATTTACACAATAAGGCGGTCAAGCATGTTATGAAAAACTTTGGAGAGCATTTGACTCTTCTTTTTTTGGGAAAAAATTCGGATAAAAAAATTAAGTTCAAAATTAATATTCTTGACTTTGTGCCTTATAGTACTAAAACAAATATTGGATATAACATCGTCCGCACAGGAATCACTTCTCCGGATAATGTGGCTGATATGCTTGGATTTCCTAAACAAAATACACCAGAGACTCAAGCCATTTATATTTCAAATGACTTGTCTAAAATTGGAGAGAAACAAGCTACAGATGATTCCTTGAAAGGGGGTGATGAAAATAGCAAAGAAAAAGGAAACGAGGGTCTTTAATATCTCTCAACTCAGTACACGAGCTGAGGGAGAAGAAAAAGCAGTTGCAATTGAAGGTTATGCGGCTGTTTTTAATTCTAAAACTAGTATTGGTGGTTGGTTTGATGAAGTCATTGAACCTGGCGCATTCTCAAGGTCACTATCTGATAATGGAGACATTAGGGCTTTATTCAATCACAATTGGGACAACGTACTAGGGCGTACAAAGAGCCAAACATTGGAGCTTAGAGAGGATGAAAAGGGTTTAAACTTCAAAGTCGAGTTGCCCGACACTTCTGTTGCTCGCGATTTAACAATAAGCATGGAACGTGGAGACATCAATCAATGTTCTTTTGGATTCTTTATTACAGACGAAGAATGGAACTATAATGTGGAACCAGCGCTTCGAACAATTAAAGAAGTTGAACTATTTGAAATTTCGATTGTGTCTATCCCAGCTTATGATGATACTGAGGCTTCGCTTGTTCGAAGCAAAGAAATTGGAAAGAGCATTGAAGCTCGTACAAAATTAATCAAACAAATTGATTCTATCTTGGAGGAAAAATAAATGAACAAAAAATTACTACTCGCATTACAAAACCGCAATAAATCACGACTTACAGAACTTCGAGGACTTGTTGAAAATCCTGAGACTCGTGCAGAAGATTTGACTGCTATTCAAGATGAAATTGCAACAATCACAGAGGAACTTCAAAATGTTGCGGATGAACTTGCTGCTTTGGAAGATGATACCACAGATGCTGGGGATAACTCAGATTCTAGTGATACTGCAAATGATGATACTGCTCGAGACGGTGAACCAGACGAAGGAGAACCTACTGACGAAAATCGTTCGGCTACTCCAGAAGAACGTGTAGCAGTTTTAGAAGCAATCGGGAGTGCCTTGTCTACTCGTAATGCAAAATCAACTAAAACACGGGAAAAAGAAATTCGTTCAGCATTTGCAAATTTCGTTGTTGGAAATATTTCTGAATCAGAAGCACGTTCATTGGGTATTGAAACTGGAAATGGTTCAGTAACCGTTCCCGAAGTTATTGCTAGTGAAGTAATCGCTTATGCTCAAGAAGAAAATCTTCTTCGTAAATACGGAACAGTGGTTCGTACTAAAGGTGATGTAAAATATCCAGTACTTGTTAAAAAAGCAACTGCCAACGTTTCTAAAAAAGAGCGTGGAAAAACTGATGAGATTCCAGAGACTGAAATTGAATTTGATGAAATCTTACTTGATCCAGCAGAATTTGACGCACTTGCAACAGTTACTAAGAAACTTCTTGCAATGTCAGGCGCACCAATTGAGAACATTGTTATTGACGAACTAAAGAAAGCCTATGTTCGCAAAGAAACAAATTATATGTTTAATGGTAATGATTCTGGAAATGAAAACCCTGGGGCTTTGGCGAAAAAAGCTGTTGCTTTTTCACCAAGTGTTGCGGTTGACTTGAAAGCTGCAGATGCTGGTCAAAAAATGTATGATGCATTAATTGAAATGAAAAATACTCCAGTTACTGAAGTGATGAAAAAAGGGCGTTGGATCATCAACCGTGCAGCGTTGACTCTTGTTGAGAAAATGAAAACTACTGACGGGTTCCCGCTCCTTCGTCCAATGACACAAGCAGAAGGTGGAATTGGAAACACGCTTGTTGGTTATCCTATGGAGTTCACAGACTCTGCTGATAATACAACTTCGTCCGATGTTCCAGTACTTTATTTTGGAGATTTCTCATCATTCCATATTCAAGATGTTATTGGTGCAATGACCATGCAGAAACTCGTTGAGAAATATTCAGGAACGAATCGAGTTGGATTCCAAATTTACAACTTGCTTGACGGCCAATTGATTTACTCACCATTTGAGCCAACTGTTTACCGATATGAACTTAGCGCATCTACTGGAGGGACTCATTAATGGAAGAACCGGACTTAGTTGAAAAACTAAAGTCTCATCTACGATTTGAGGAGGGAATGGACAATTCCCTTCTTTCTTTTTATATTGATAATGCTAAAGATTATGTTACAAAAGCAACAGGAAGCGAAAAAGAATATTTAGTTATTATGGTTGCTGGAATCATGTTTGAATATCGAGTATCAGAGAAAGAATTAGGTGAGGCTTTAGATGCACTGACTCCATTCTTTGTTCAGGAGGCGTTTTCAGATGAAGAAACAGATAAATAATTCAAGATGGAAAGCAGTCCTTATGTCTATTTCAAATGATGAATTGGATGAGAATGATCGGCCACAAACCATTAGAAAAAAGAAACGTGATATTTTTTATCAGGATATTGGGATAACCGCTCAGGAAAAGTTTTTATCTAAGCAAGATAAAACAGAAGTCGTTCGTAGAATAAAAGTAAGGTGGGATAAAGGTATCACAGAAAAAAACTCGGGTATTCAAATAGATTCGATTGATTATAATATCGAAAGAATTTATACGAACGTTGATACACGAGAAATGGAGTTGAGTTTATCATATGTCAATTAATTTAAATGAATTAAAAACTATTTTAAAATCAGTTAATCCTCGTGTCTATCGTGACCAGGCTCCGAATAATACTGATTATCCTTATATCGTTTATTCCAATATATCTATTGGAAAGAAAAAAGCCTCTAGTAAACTATTTAAATTAATGCCACTGTATCAGGTTTCCTTATTTACTTTAGGAACAGAGAGTGATGTTATTCCTTTGGAGAAAGCATTATCTAACATTCCACATCCAGATTTTTTTGGAGTTCAAGGAGATGAAAATGATGATACAGTTACAAATTTCTACACTCAAGTAAGGGTGGTGGAAGATAGTGAACAATAATAACGGGTTTCAAGAAATGGCAGATTATACTAGCCGTTTAGCGAAAGTTGATCCAGTTGAAATAACGCTAGAATCACTTAATGATGCCGCTGAATATTTTGTTGAAAAACTAGTTCCAGTAATTCCTAAATCATTGATGAAAAAAGAACACATGCGTGATCATATTCTAATAGAAGTTTCGGAAGATAAAGTAACTGTCTCTTTTGAAGGGACTTCGTTTTATTGGAGATTTATTGAAAACGGAACTAAAAAAATTAAAGCAGCACATTTTGTTGAGGGGACTTGGCAGCAACAAAAATCAAATATTGAGGATATTATGACTCAAAAATTATTAAAGAAATTGGAAGGTAACTAAAATGGGAACTACTGATGTGTTTTATTTTGAAGGGTTAGATGATATTCTAATCGCCATGATGACAAAAAAAGATACAGTCTCTACCGCACCGCAATATGGTGAAATTGTTCGCTTGCCTATTGCGACTAAATTAAAAGTAAAAGGAAATGGTTCAGAACTTGAAAAGTGGGCATCTAGTAAGATGTTCCGCCGTGTATCACGAGAAACTAAACATGAGTTAGGTTTAGATCATGTAGGAATACCTATCGAATTAATGGACCAAATTAAAGGCTTAATCGCTAAAAATGGAGTCACATTTGGGAAAAATAACGCTCGCGAACTTCCATATTTTGCATTTGGATTTATTGGTAATGTTGAAGGCGGAGGGAAAAAAGCGGTTTGGTACCCTAAAACCCAACTTTCAATTGTTGTTGATGAGGAATACGCAACAGCAGAAGAGGAAACTAAAATTGACGATGTAACAGCAAATCTTGTCGCAACAGGTCTTTTGAATAATGGAGTAATGTATTCAAGCTTTGATTCAAATAGAGATAGTGCTCTTGGGGTTTCTGTCGACAAATTTATTTCAGAACCTATTTTTGATGAAACGCAATGGGCAGAGATTGTGGCAGCTCAATCAGGTGGAGCAGGAGGTGGCGAATAATGGCAAGATTAGCCGATTATGGAATTCAAGTTGAACGACTATCTAACAGGGCGACAGTTCATATTGATGGACACGATTTCCCTGTAGTCTTGTCCCATGAAGCACTTGAATATATTGGAATCGTTTATCAAGAAGATTATCAGAAATTCGAGTCAGATTTAAATGACTTCTTACAACGTTCTAAAGGAAAGTTATCTGTTGGTACAATCAAATCAAGCGATTGGAAAATTGTAAAATCATTAGTTTATGGAATGCTTGCTGCTGGAGGTTTGGAAGATTCCCCTAAAGATGTGTTTACTTGGTTAGGTTTTAGAAATGAAACTGTTAAAGTATTTACTACGTGTATGGAAGTATTTTCAAAAAATACATTTCAGGTGGATGACTTAAAAAAATCGAAGAAGCCACAAGACTTTCAGAAAATGAAAAGAAAAAACAATCGAAATCAAAAAAACAATCCCAAGAATTAGGTACACCTTGGGATTTTTATTTATATGTTTCGGTTACATTGCTTGGATGGGATGTTAATTTCTTTTTGAAATCAACACCTAACTTGTGGCTTAAAAGTTATATTCAATGGTTAGAAACAAACACAGATTTTAAAGAGATAGAGTCAATCACACTTGATCAATCTCCATATTGGTAGAAAGGAGCAGTAGAAATGTCAAAAAAAGAATCAGATGTTGTATTAAATTTTAAAATGGATGGTCAAGTTCAATATGCACAAACCATAAAAGAAATTAATCAAGTGATGAATACTGCTGCTTCTGAATACAAAAATCAGATTTCAGCAATGGGAAATGATGCAACTGCAACTGAGAAACTTACTGCAGCTAAGAAAAAACTTGAAATTCAATTGGAAGGTGCTGAGAAACGCTCTCAAATGTTGCGAGAAGAATATGAACAGTCAGTGAAAGAAACTGGGGCATATTCTGAGCAATCAAAAAAACTTTATAAGCAACTTCAAGATTCTGAGACTGGCGAAAATAAGTTAAGGAATGCCCTTGATCAAACGAACGATGCAATAAAAGAGCAAGGTGATGTATCAATTGATACGGCAAAAAAATTGCAAAAAATTGAAGAATCTGGTGAAAAAATAAAAGGTGTTGGTGAGAAAATGTCTATTGGAGTAACCGCTCCAATAGTTGCTGCAGGAGCCGCAGGGTTAGCTGCTTTTAGCGAAGTAGATGAGGCATTGGATACAATTACCACAAAAACTGGTGCAACTGGAGACAAAGCTGATCAATTAGCACAATCTTTTGAAAATGTCGGTTCTAACACTCATTTACCACTCCAAACAGTTGGGGAGGCCATAGGAGAAGTCAATACTCAATTTGGTTTTATGGATAAGCAGCTTGAAGACTCGACAAATTATCTACTTCAATATGCTGAAATCAATGATACAGATGTTTCTCAATCTGCAATCTCAGCTCGTCAAGCAATTGAAGCCTATGGACTTAAATATACTGATTTAAATAGTGTTTTGGATGTGACTACAAAAACATCCCAAGACACTGGGCAATCGGTAGATGACTTAATGCAAAAAGCAATAGATGGAGCACCACAAATTAAACAACTAGGGTTGAGCTTTGGTGAAGGTGTGACCCTGATGGGGAAATTTGAACAATCTGGTGTTGATTCGGGGGCAGCATTAAGTAGTTTATCAAAAGCAACTGCTGCATATGCTAAAGATGGAAAGACACTCAGCCAAGGTTTGGGAGAACTCCAAGATAAAATAAAAAATGCTGGTTCAGAGACAGAAGCAATTAATGCCGCAGCTGAAATTTTTGGAACAAAAGGTGGACCACGAATGGCAGATGCTATTCGAAGAGGAGCTTTAGATTTAGGAGATTTAGCCAAAGCAGCAGATAGTAGTGGTGGGACAGTTGGAAAAACATTTGATGCAACATTAGATCCAATAGACCAAGCAAATCAAGCAATGAACAACGCTAAGCTAGCTCTTGCGGGTGTTGGAGAAAGTGTACAAGTTAGTCTTTTACCATTTTTTCAATCAGCTATTTCTGCATTAAAATCATTTAAAACTTGGTGGGATTCACTAAGTCAAGGTACTAAAAACTGGATTATGATAATTGCGGGTATTGCAGCAGCAGTTGGACCAGCATTAGTTATTTTAGGTACCTTAATGGGTTCAGTTACTAAGATCTATCAAGGTGTAAAGTCATTAAACACAATATTTGGTATCTTAAAGGCTACAATGCTTACTAATCCTTTTGTTCTGATAATAGCAGGTATTGCACTGCTTATTGCTACATTCGTTTTAGCTTATCAGAAAGTCAAATGGTTCAGAGATGGCGTTAACGCTTTTGTGGGTGGAGTCAAAGATATATTTGTTCAAGGCTTTAATTTCATTTCGGGCTTTTTAGGCAATGTTTTTGGAGGAATAGAACAAAATTTCACTAACTTCTTTGAAGCTGGTAAACGTATTCTCAATGGTTTAATTGATTTTGTAACAGGTATTTTCTCAGGCGATTGGGAGAGAGCTTGGAAAGGAGTAACAGAGATATTTGGTGGTATATTTGATGGAATTGCGGCTTTTGCAAAAGCTCCAATAAATGAAATGATTGGCTTGATTAATGGTTTTATTGGTGGATTAGATAATATCAAAATTCCCAAATGGGTTCCTGGTGTTGGTGGGAAATCCTTTAGTATCGGTAAAATCCCTTATCTTGCAACTGGTGGACATCTACTTAATGGTCAAGCTATCGTTGGTGAAGCTGGACCAGAACTGTTATCAACAAGTAATGGTAAAACTACTGTCACCCCTCTTTCAGCTGATGAAAAGAGAAAAGGGATTAGCGGTAAGCTTGATAATAATGTGACCATTGAACAACATAATCATTTTGGCCAAATTGATGCAAATAATCCAAGTGAACTCTCTCGATTAAATCGTAAGATGAAGCAAGCCTCTGTTCAGGCAATTGTGGGAAGAGGAGGTGTTCCAGGATGACGGATTTTTTTAATTCTGATGAGCCAAATTTTATATTTAAAGGAATTAATGCTGTGATAGATTTTGGGTGTGTTATTGAATCGGAAATTCCAGATATTAAAGCACAACCTAATATTGAAGAAATAACAATTCTTGGTCGAAGTGGAACGCTTACTGAGTGGTACGGAGATTATGAAGCTTATGATTTACCTATTGGAGATATTTCAATTCCATATGGAAACTTAGAGGAAGTTAAAAGGTGGCTGTCAGGTAGTGGTCAACTGATTTCGCACAATGATTATGATAAATATATTGAAGCTACTCCTAAGTTTTCAAGCCCTTTGGAATTTGAAAATGAGTGGGGGATTTTTTATAAGTTTGAACTGACTTTTAGATGCCAGCCTTTCAAAAGAAAAGTTAATGAAAAAAAGCTTGTTATTAAGGAACCTACAAGCACTTTTTTTAATCCTGGATCTGTGAATTCTTTTCCAATTATTGAAATTGCAACGAATGAAGGAGATTTGGAAGTTAATCTAAATGGGACAATAATTAAACTTCTAAATCTATCAAAAGATTGGGTAATTATTGACTGTGAAAAAGGAGAAATTAACCAACTAAATAAAATGGTTCGCTCGATAGGCGAATGGCCAGAGATTGTCCCTGGGGAAAATGAAATTTCGTTTTCTAATAATTTTATTGAAGCAACAGTATCAATGAGGAGTTCATGGTTATGATAAGAAAAATTTATCTGTATGACAAAATGCCAGAAAAACTTGAAGAAAATGGGATTCCAATTATTGATTGGAAAGATTTACCTGAAATTACAAGAAGCTTAAATAACTCTTTTTCATTTTATGGTAACTATCTTTTGAATGGTAATAATGTCAAAAAAATAAAAAAAGAAAAATATATCAAAGCATTTACCGAAAATGGAACTTATCAATATTTTAGAATTAAGTCGGTTAAGAAAAATCTTAATGGAATTTCAATTACTGCTCTCCATATCGGCTATGAAGCAAATCGCAACTTTATTCCTGAAGCAAATGTGACAAATGGGAACGGGAAACAGATCATGAATGCTTTGAAATCCAATCTTGTTTTAGATCAACCTTTTCTTTACGAGTCAGATGTTGCAAGTTACCATCAATTTACAGCAAAACAAGTGAATCCAATTGATGCCATAATTGGAAGTAATAATGGTAATCAGAACTTAGCTGGTGTATGTGATGCTGAACTTGATATGGACAATTATACCTTGACTTTAAAAGAAAGAATTGGAGAGGATAATGGATTTAGGATTGATTTTGGTAAAAATTTGGCTTCAATAGAAGAAACGGTGGACGACTCAGCAATAGTTAACCGTCTTTTTCTTGTCGGTGGTGTTCCTGATGATACTGATTACAATGTTGAGCAAGATCCTGTGACTTTTGGATACTTGAGTGTTTCTGGTGTAACAGAAGAAAATGTTCAGATTGCTAAACGAGAGAATAGTGAATGCAAAACTGTGGAAGACCTCAAAAAATGGGGTCAAACATTATTTGATAATGATCGCATTCATGAACCCAAAGTGACTCATGAAGTGGATATGGCGGTTTTAGAAAATACGTTAGAATATCAAAAAATTTATCAAAAGGTAGCTAGTCTTAAATTTGGAGATACCGCTTATATCTCACTCAAAAACTTAGACATTCAAGTCCAAGAGCGAATGATCGAATATACTTGGTATCCAACACTCGCAAAGTATAAGTCTGTCGTACTTGGGAATGATTTAGAGATGTATACCTCATCAATAGAAACCCAAGTTAATTCAGTTAACAAAAAAATTGAAACTAAATCAGATGAACTCATTAATGCCGTAAACAATGCTTCTCAATGGATTACAGGAAATAAAGGAGGATATGTTCTTTTAGACCCTAAAGATGCTCCAAGAAGAATTTTAATCATGGATAAACCAAATGCTGCAGATGCTAAAAAAGTCTGGCAATGGAACGTTGATGGGCTTGGGTATTCAAGCACAGGAATCAACGGGAAATATGGTTTAGCTATGACACGAGATGGAGCAATTGTAGCTGATTTTATAACAGCTGGTGTTTTATCTGGTATTAAAATTCGTTCAGTTAATAATGATTTTATCATTGAATTATATGACGGAAAAATTCGTTTTATAAAAAAAGATGGTTCTTCTGAAAAAGAAATGTTCGCATTTGCTCCAACTTATGTCGGTGGACAACTCCAAGGGATTAATGCAATCCAAAATCAAGGTTACTCTTTTGCACTCTCTTCGATGGGAAGTAATGGTGCATTTTTAAATGTTTTAGAAATTCCTAAAGATAGTACAGCAGATAATCGGAAGTTAAATCTTTATGGAGATGTTAAAGTTAAGGGTAACTTTTATGTTAATGATGTGAAAATCGATACCAACGGTGGAGGAAACTCTGGTGGTGGAGGTGGTTGGAATGGCCAATATCCACCAGAGGTAACAAGTGATCGTGATAAACGTTACTGGCAAATCTGGGCAATGGCGATTGGAGCTGGTTTCTCTAAACAAGCGGCCGCTGCTTTACTCGGAAATGCACAAGGTGAATCTGATGCTAACCCAACCGCTGATGAAAGTGGCGGACGTCCTGGTTTCGGTTATGGAGTTTGGCAATGGACAGATAGTTCGGGCGCTAGCTCTGGTCGTGTTTATATGATTAACCTTATGACGAGAGCAGGAGTGACTGACAATCCTGACACAATCACAGCCCAATTCAAGCTCTTGATGTGGCATGCACCAAATGGCCAATGGATTGCGACAAGTTCTTATCCTTATTCTTGGACTCAATTCATGACATTAACGGATATTAACACAGCTACACAAGCATTTGTATCGAACTTTGAACGTCCATTGGTTCCGCATCCAGAACGTAGCACTTGGGCGCAAGAATGGTTCAACAAATTTGTTAATCTTGAAATTCCAAGCGGAGGAAGCTATATTGCCCCGATTGCAAGTCCTATTACCGTAACAAGTGAAATGGGATGGAGAACGAGTCCAATCACCGGAGCGCAAGAATTTCACAATGCTATAGACTTGGTTAATGGCAATCCAACAACTCCAATCTTAGCTTCAGGCGATGGTCAAGTGGTCCAAGCGGGAAGTAATTATTATGACTGGTATGGAAATTACACGGTCATCAAGCATGCGGATGGACTTTATACAGGGTACGCACATCAAAGCAGAATCGATGTTTCTGTGGGTCAAAATGTTAAAAAGGGCCAACAAATTGGACTTATGGGAGCGACTGGTCCGGTCACTGGACCACATTTGCACTTCCAATTCATGGATGAATATTGGCCATCATCAAACGCTCACTTTAAGAATCCAAGGGATTATATCAAATTTTAGAAAACAGGAGAATAAATATGAGTGATTACTCAGTTACTTTGAGTACTACAGAGCCTAATAACTATGTTGGACTCATTAAGTTACGACAGGGAGATGTCGCTTCACAATCAATCCAAGCTACAATCACAGCAAATGGTCAACTCTTTAACTTTGACCGCTTGTCTGTGTTTTTTAATGCCGTTTTACCAAATGGAAATGTTATCAGAGACAAAGTCACCGATGTAGACTATGTCAATTCTAAGCTCAATTACATCGTTGCGGATAGCTTTTTGCAAGAGGTTGCTCAAGTTACCGCTTGGTTTTCATTTGAAAATGGGGAGAAAATAATTGATAGCACGAAGAATTTTCAATACTCGGTTATTGGCGGATGGAAGGAATGTATTCCGCAAGGGAATTACATTTATGAACTATCAGAAATTCAACGTGAGATTGAACAAATAATCGGCAATAAAGACTTCACAAGTCTAATCAGTAAAATTGACTCCGCAACAACTGAAATCGTCTTTTTGGATAGTACGAAAGCGGATAAAAATGAAGTGGCACAAGGCTTGGCTAGTAAAGTTGATAAAGGTGGTAACGAACAAGTTTCGTGGGCGAACTTATCACAAGAAGCAAAGAAAAATATTTCAGGTGATAAGGTAGCTGTTGTCGGAGATAATTCAGTCACTACTAGCACTGTCGCCGACAATGCAATCACACGAGCGAAAACAAATAAATATTCTCAAACAAATGAGAAATATCTAGACAGTAATTATGATTTGAATACTGTTTTTGAGGAAGGACGCTATGTTGTAACAACAGCTACTAACAAACCTTCTGACGTCGGGACAGCAAGTGGGTTCTTAGTTGTTGAACCTTTTGGTGATAAAAACAACCCAAATTCGTGGGTTCTACAGACTTTTTATTCATTTATTAATCAAGATATTAGTTATAGTCGCATACTAATTAAAGGTTCAAATGCAATTAGTTGGGTAAAAAATGCAAGTTTCACCACAATTAATGCGGACAATTTGAATGATGGATTTATGACCGATACAACAAAATTAACAAGTGCTATTGACTTGAATGGTTTTAGAAAAGAGGGTCATTTTATGGGGGCTGGTGCAAAAAATAGACCTTCCTCTTATGGAGATTCAGATACCTTTTTCTTAATCAATCAACAATTTGGAGATACCAACACCCGTAATGCGTGGAGTTTACAACGAACTATTTTATATTCAAACCCCACCCAAAGTTTTGAACGATTGGTGTATAATGAAGGGTCAACGTCTTCATGGAAAGCATTTGGTAATTTTGGAGCAATGAACCATGCGGAAATGTCTGAAACACCTTTGACCGCGTTTGATGTGTTAGATAAAAACTATAACTTAAATAATATTTTTAAAGAAGGTAATTACGTTGTAACCGATGCATATAACAGACCGTCACAATTCCCAGCGGCAGATGGGGCAGGGTATTTAGTGGTAAAACCGTTTGGCGGAAAATATGACCCTTATCGCTGGGTAATCCAAACGATGTACAGTGGATATGATGCACAAGTACAATATTTCAGATACATGGATATGAAAAGTAATATTCAGTCTCCATGGAAGACAACTACACCTCGAGAAGTAACCTCTATTTGCTGTATGGGGGATAGTATTACACAGAATGACAAATATCAAAGCCCGTTATCAAAACTGTTAGGTATTCCAAAAATTAAAGTCACAGGTTTTGGTGGAACTACTGTATGTGACAGAGATGAAGCTGACTACAAACCATTTTCGTTTATTAACTTAGTTCATGAAATTGTCAAAGTTAGTGATGATGCCACAAAATGGGCAGCACAAGACGCTGTAGCAGCGAACACTCAAGGCTACGATACAGCTTTAACGAATTTAAAAGCAGTAGACTTCAAAAACTTAGAATATTTAACCTTATTTTATGGCACAAACGATTATGGGCTAGGATATACACTAGAAAATTATCAAGATACGTATAAAAAAGCATTGTCTATTTTGCAATATAATTTTCCACGATTAAAAATTATTGTTTTGAGCCCGATGTGGCGACAAAGAAACTCGTTAGGAGACAATAAAGACGCTGACTATAACACAAATGGTTTAGGGAAATATCTTAAAGAATATATAGACGCAACTATTGAAGTTTCAAAAACACAAAAAGTACCTTTTAAAGATATGTATCATGAGAGCGGTGTTGGAATTAACAACTATTCAACGATGATGATTGACGGTTTGCATCCATCAGACGAAGGCGGAAAGCGTATCGCTGAATGTATTGCAGGTAAAATTAAAAATAGTTATTAAACAAAGAAAAATGAGAACAATGGCGCAGTATATGGCTGGTGTAATCAAACAACATTACTACTAATATGATTACAGGCACTGCATTGGAGTATCAATTATTAGAAAGCAGGGGGTATGGATGCATTAGTATATGAAGGGTGGCTTTTTTTCAAGCTTGTTATTGATAATTGGGCCGCTCTTCTTATAATTTCTGGTATTTTTGGATGGATGTATCGAAAAATGACCAAAAAACAGGAGGAGCAATTAAGAATACTTTTAGTAGTCATTAAGCGTGTTGAGCTTGGAGAAGCAATTAACCATGATTATGGCTTACAAATTGTCAGTGGTATTTTTGATGAATATACAGCGTTAGGGGGCAATCATTATGCTCACGAAATTTACGAAAAGTATAAAAAGGAGAAAGAACATGAAAACAATTGACAAAGGAACACTCACACGTACAGTTTTGCTTTGGTTAGCTATCATTAACCAAATTTTAACAGCATTGGGTATTAATCCATTGCCACTTGATGATAATACTGTTAGCACTGTAATTACAACAGTTTTTGCACTTTGGGCTTGGTGGAAGAATAATGACTTCACTCATGCAGCTAAAAAAGGAACTGAACTTACTAAAAGTTTAAAAAATGGAGATAGTGTTCAAGTAGTTAAGGCATCTGATTCTGACCACGAATTCACAGAAGGAGGCGAATAATGCCAAGTATTGAAAATATGATTGCTTGGATGCAAGCACGAAAAGGTAAAGTTACCTATTCAATGACTTCACGAATGGGTCCAAAAAGTTATGATTGCAGCTCGTCAGTGTTCTTTTCAATGATTGCCGGTGGCTTTCTGTCAGCTGGTTCAATAGGAAATACTGAAACCTTGTTTGGGATGTCTGGTTCAAAACTGAAAGAAATTAGTCGAGGAGAAGTACGACGTGGTGATATTTTTATCTCAGGCACTCCTGGTGGTTCTGCTGGCTCTGACGGACACACGGGTATTTTCCTAAGCAATGGCTCATTCATCCACTGTTCTTACACTCACAACGGAATTGCGGTTGATACGAATGATGCATATATGAGTACTCGCTTGCCACATCACTTTTATCGAATTATTGGCTCAGGTTCAGCAAATACTGACAGTAAACCTCAAATGGTTACATTAAACGTTGATGGACAATTTGGTAATGCGACAGCTAAACGATTGCAAGAATACTTTGATACAGCCGGGAAAGACGGAGTAATCAGTCACCAATATAAACAAACCTTTAATCAAAATATTTATGCGGCACAGTTTGATTCATCACTGACAGGCTCAAACGTAGTAAAAGCATTGCAAAGTTTCTTAGGAATTAAGCAAGACGGACTATTTGGTCAAGCTACGATTAAAGCACTACAAAAACATCTCGGAACAACACAAGACGGAACAATTAGTAAAGTTTCTGATTCTATCAGAGAACTACAACGTCGATTGAATGCGAATAAACTATAA